CATAAGGTGATACAAAAATTGCGCCCCACATATTAAAGATCTGTCCCAAACGGGAATAATACTGTCTTTGTGGTATTTATTTATTTAAGAATCCACCGTTAGCCAATGGATTACTCAGGAATTATGACACCTGTGGACTTAATATTTTCCCATACCATAATCGATATGAAAAAATTGAGACACAGCCTCACTTGGGTAGACATCTCCAAACTTTGAAGCGCCTATTTGTGCCGCCAATTCTTCCAAATCAGCAACGTTGATGTCATAACGAATTGCTAAGCTCATAGGATCAACAGTCTCCTGACTACCATCAAACCCACCAGCTTCAAATCCGCCGAATTGAAGTTTCTCCCTTCCGAAAGTCACCTCACTCCAAGAATCGAAATTCTTGGGTGTTCGAGGAAAGCGTTGTCTCATTGCTTGGAGCACGACACTAGACGGTTCATTCACTAACCCTGCTACGACACGGCTTGCAAACAAATCCCATCTCTCGTCCCACCCCATCTGGCTGAAACTGCCAGCATCCAAACCAACCATCTCTGCCAACAAATCCCCCTCCACAGATCCAAAACTGCGAAAAAGAGGTCCGTAGTTCATACAAGGGACATACTCGCCCTTGGTTGTCAACAAAGGTGATCGTTTTAGGAATTGAATTTTCTCTGGCACAAAAACGGAACCGGAAATGCAAGGTTCGACCGTCAACACATGACCGAAGCAAACCCCACATTCTTTGATCAGAGATTCGACATCCCGCCAATCCCTCACCAAGCTCGATCTCATACCAAAGAGTACAGCGGCAGCCTGACCAACCATGTACATAGCAACATGATTCAGAATGGTTGTTAAAACCGTCCCAGAACCCTCAAAGTACGTTGCCATTTCAACCTGCATGAGTTCTTCCTTATTCTCTGGATTTTGCAGATTGATAATTTTAGCACATTGGCTGACCAAGCCCAAAGCCAAATCTTTCCGAAACTTGCTCAACAGTGTGTACACAAGCCCGAAAACCCCAGCTTTGTTGCCTGAATCGCATGAAGAAATATCCACATTGAATGCAAAGTCAACACCATTAATGTTGCCACTCCACACACTATCATCTGAGTAGATTAACACGTTGAGATAATTTCTGCGGCCCATACTCGCAATGGCTTCACTCAACACATGTTTTAACTTAGCTCCCCCAGGTTTAGCGAAAATGCAGACATTGGTCTTCACGCCATTCACCACATTCCAATAGTTCCCATCCAAGCACACTTTCGAATACTCAGGCAACTCATTGGCGAACATGCAACCAGCCTCATAAGTCACAAACAACCGTGGCACCTTACCAAATTTTGCGAATTCCTTCTTCACTTTGGCATTAACAGTTTTCACCATTATTTCAGTTGGTGTGTGCACTAATTGTTCATCGACATACATTGCGCGAATTGCTTTCTTAACATGAGCAATTGCAGCATGCCACTTACGATCTGATTCACAGTCCATCATTGTGAGAAAACGTTCCCATCCGGCCAGATAAATCCAGTCTGGATGAGTATTCTTGTAGTCTTCGATCTTCTCAAAACAATGATGATCCAACAATTGCTGGAAACCTTTGGCCATCTGCTGATGAATCATGTTCATTTCCTCCACCGTTCCTTTGTACCGTGGCAGATCATCATGAACATTAACCCAAGAGCGTAGGTGTGGTTCAACAATGACAGAAGTGGTCAACGCGCCCAATCCCTCGGTACTCAAGAGTTCCCAAGCACTAGGTGAGCGGTATAAGGTTGACATCTTCTGTCGCTGAGCAGGAATACCAGTGTCGACGAATGGCTGAGTATAGTGTGATAGACATCTCACCCCGTAAGGAGTGACGTAGGTGTCCCTACCAACACACTCACCATCCACCTCAATAATATCCCACTTCTGTGGTCCAACTTTGAATTTGGTGAAATGATTCTGCCGGATCTCACAAGTTAAACGGCCAACATCAAAGAACATCACATTCTCTTGAAAAAAGTTGTCAGCTCCAAATAACCTGGAAATCACTTCACCAAACGCCGCATACTGAAGGGAAGTCAGATAATGGTCATATTCCTGAGTCTCGCGAGCACCTGCCATACGTTTCAATGCCTTGCAAGCGTTACGAGCGTTCACGGAATATGTAACAAAAGGTTTAACACCATCACCATCAAAAGAACAAAACTGAGACCGATAGTATTTGAAGTCATTAGCATCCTTTTCCTGTGTTTTGAATGCCGGGTATGAGGACTGATCCCCTTCTTGGTAACAACTCCCATTCCTACCTGTCCAATACTTAGGTTCTTCTTCCCCTTTGACCTTGAGGGTAATCAAACAATCAGTGCGACCAGGATAAGCATCAACCACTTCACAATCAACGCTATTAAAACGAACAATCTCGTCGTTAGTGCGTTGAATTTTTAAAACGGAAAGATACTTCTCCGCCACACGATCTTTCACGCCCACTTTGGTTTTGCA